GCGTTTGCCACCGGCACCGGGCCTATATGGCTCACCGCGGCAGCCCTGATCGCAATGGGCCTGATCGTTGAAGACCTCGTGAAATACTTCACAAACGGTGCCGAGGCATCAATGATCGGCACGTGGTTTGAAAAGACGTTTGGCGTCAAAGGGCCTGAGGCAATGGCCACGCTAAAAAACAGCCTGATGGCCATCGCAGGGGCATTGATCCTTGTGCTGATGCCCTTCTCACCATGGATCGCCTTGATCCTCGCGGTGGCCTTTTTGGCCGTCACCCTGATCGAATACTGGGATCAAATACCGGGTGCTTTTGGAAACATGATCAACGAGGTGATTATGTTCTTCAAGCACCTCTTTGGGTGGTTGATCCTCAGCATTTACAAGGTGTTCGAGGACTTCGCCACTGCGATCGGTGAGGGCGCGGCAGAGCTTTGGTTCCCTGTTCTCGACGCATGGGAGACGGTCAAAGCGCTAGTCAAGTCATCGGTCGAAGATTTTGTTGCATACGTGTTTGCAAAGATCGCGTCAATCATGAACAAAATAAATCTAATCCCTGCCGCGCTTCGCATGGTGCCGGGCTTTGGTGCGGCGCTAGCTGCGGGCGGCTCAGTCGCAAAATTCATTGGCGGCGGCGCAGTAAACCCAACGATCGACGCCAACAAACGGCTCAACCAAATCAGCAACAACAGCCGATCAAGCTCGAACACAATCAGCGCACCCATCACCGTGCAGGTAAACGGCGGCGCAGGTGCACCGGGCATGATCAGCGAGCTCGAGAGCAAGCTCAGCGGCATCGTTGACAACCTATTTCGGCGCGCGGCTGATGACCTTGACGGCGCGGCGCAGTAAGATCATTCTAACAAAGTCACGAAATCAGGGATCAAAATGATCAGCATCATACAGCAAGGGCGGAAAACAGGATCGCAGATCGTTGAATCTGCCACCGGCCTGCCGGTGTGGGTGTTTGACGCGACGATCAACGAGGATCACGACACACAGGCCGACGCCACCGATCACGAGGTTGATGAGGGGGTTGAGATCAGTGATCACGTCCAGCAAAAAGCGTTTACCCTAAGCCTCACGGGCGTGATCACGAACACCCCTTGGGATGCTGAGGCAGACCCTGCGCGCGTGCAACAAACCTACCGTTTGATCCGCGAGCTGATCGCCAGCAAGCAACTTGTCACAGTCACCACCGGCCTTGAATCCTATCCCAACATGGTATGCCTTACATGCAGCGCGTCACGAGGTGCAAAAAACGGCCTCGTGCTCAAGCCAACGGTGACATTCAAGCAGATCAGGCGGGCCGCGCGCGTGTTTGTGGCCGTGCCTGCCGTGGTGATCGCGGCAGACAAGCGCAACGCAAAGGCCTCGGCGCAAAAAGAAAAGGATGCGGCAGCACTCGCGCTCAAAAAGGCCGAGGCCGCGCAGGCCGCGCAGATCAGTTATGATAGTAATAAATCAGCCCTCAGTAATATTGGCCCTGCGTTTGCAAAATTCAAGACCGGTGGCCTCGCGGCATTGCCGGGCGGGGCGGGGATATAATGGCGATCTACGAGGTTCCACTTTTAAAAGATACCGCGTCCTTTCGCTACACGATCGCAATCGACGGGGAGAACTTTGTGTTTGCCTTTAGGTGGCACCAGCGATCGGCGGCTTGGTACATGACGATCATGCAGGCTGACGGCACGAAGATCCGATCGGGCATCAGGCTGATCGAAAACTGGCCACTCAACGGCCGGGATCTTGATCCGAGGCTGTTTGATGGCGTCTTGATATTGCTGAGGCTCGACGGCAAGACAGGGCCACCGACCTACGATGACTTTCAGCGGGGCAACGTAACGCTCACCCTGATCACGGGCGATGACCTACCCGCCAACACCACAACAGAATCACCGATCCTCAGCGTGGTGATTCAATGAGCGACGATCTTTTATTTGGCCGCCAGGTGATCTTGCGCATCATTCCTGAGTCGGGCGCAGGCGTTGAGATCGGCGAGTTGAGGATCGATTTCGCGATCGACAAAACAGCAAACAGGCACCCCAACAAAGCCGCGATCGAGGTGTACAACCTCAACAAAGATCTCAGCGCAATGTGTGAAGCCAAGGGCACATCGTTTGAGCTCTTCGCCGGTTATGACGGCGACGTGGGCTTGATCTTTCGAGGCTCAGCGCGCCAAGGCAAAAACAGCAAGGGTGTGAAAACGATCAGCAACGGCGTGGATCGCATCACACAGATCGAGGCGGCGAGCGGCGCGAAGTATTACACCACGGCAAAGATCAACAAAGCGTTTGGCGCTGATGTGACGTACCGCCAGATCTTAAATGAGATCTCAAAAACATTTGGTGATGTGAAGTTGCGCATACCAAAAGAGATCAACCTCGACGCAAAGATCACGGGTGCCAGCGCGTTTGTGGGGCGCTCGGCAGACGTGCTTGATCAACTTGCGATGAGCTTGGGCTTTGAGTGGTTTGACGATGACGGGGCGATCGTGATCACAACGCCTGACGGCGACACAGGGGAGGTGGCCGTGCTGCTCACACCCTCAACCGGCCTAATCGGGCCAGCAATCAAAACGAGCAAAGGGGTTGACGGCGTTTGCTTGATCAACTCAGGCGTGCGGTCCAAGCGTATCGTTGAGATCCGCACCGCTGACGTGACGGGCTTTTATCGCGTGCGCTCGGTGACGCACAAGGGATCTTCAGGGTACTCAAAAGAGTTTTACACTGAGTTTAGCGCGGTTCAGATCGGGGGCACAAAATGAGCTTGAGCGAACTGATCGACACGATCACGCGCACGATCGAGGGAAGAATCCACACAGGCATGCCAGCCCGCGTGCTGACCTATGATCACGTGTCGCAGACTTGCACGGCTCAACCGATCATCAAAAAACAGATCGGCGAAACGTTTGATACCCTGCCGGCGCTCAGCCTTGTGCCGGTGGCTTTCCCGCGCGGCGGTGGGTTTGTGATCACGCACCCGCTGGCAAAGGGTGATTGGGTGTTCCTCAGTTTTGCTGAGCGCTCAATCGAGGAATGGCGCGGCGGCGCCACCGCATCCTACAAGCCAAAGCAACTGCGCAAATTCGACTTGAGCGACGCGATCGCCTAACCGATATCTTCACCTGGCTCACCGCTCGCGGGTCATACTGAGGGCGCGCTGACGATTGGATCTGACGATGTTGCAGGCGTGCAGATCGTGATCACGGGTGAAAACAAGATCTCGATCGGCACGCCTGGCGTTGACGTGATCGCGCTACTTGATACCCTGCTCAGCGCGATCGAGACGTTTACGACGACCACAAGCGCGGCGGCAGTAGAGCCAACGCTTGCGCCTGCGTCGCTCACGCTCAAGGCTTCTGCCGTCGCGGTGCGCGCGTTACTCGACACGATCAAGAGGTGATGATTTGGCGCTCAACAAAGACATTTTGGTACTTGAGATCGTTTCACTTTTTGAAACTAAGCGGGGGACCGTGCTGAGCACTCAGCAAAAGCTCGACATTAACCCGCTGATCGAGTCGATCGCAGAGGCGGTGATCTCGCACATTATCGCCAACGGCGTTGTCACCGTGGCCTCTGGGATCGCAGTGGCAACGACGGGCACGGCGGCGGCACAGGCTGGCACAACAACAGGGCCGGGCGTTGGGAGTATCGCATGATCGATCTTGCCTTTGACGGCACAGACATAGTTTTTGATCCTGCCGGCAACCTCGCTACGGTTGAGGATGCGGCGGCGGTGGCTCAGCGGATTTACCTCACCCTAAAGGCTCAGGCCGGCGACTGGTTTCTTGACACCAGCTTTGGCCAGCCTTGGCGCGAGGCCGTGCTAGTTCGCAATCCGAACCTTATTGAAATCAACAGCATCCTCAGGGTTGCGATCAGCGGCGTTGAGGGTGTGATCCGTATCCTCAGTTTTGACCTTTCTTTTGATCGCGTAACAGGTAGACTCTCCTTGACTTTTGAGGTTGCCACGCAATACGGCGTGATCGCGGCACAGAGCGAGGGTGACGACGTTGCGGCGATCATCCTCGCGCTGATGCTGCAACCGGTTGGAGGTATCGCGTGAGCATTGACGCGACAGGGATCACAGTTAAGCGGTTAGCTGATATCCGCGAATCACTCAACGAGCGAGCGCGCGCGGCCTTTGGCTCAACGGTTAACGTGGCCACCGACAGCGTTCTTGGCAGGTTGATCGGGATCTTCGCGGCTGAGCTTAGCCTTGTGCATGAACTGGCTCAGGAGACCTATGATGCGATCGATCCTGATCAGGCCGTTGGCTCGCAGCTTGATAACCTCTGCGCACTGATCGGCGTATCGCGTGAGCCTGCGCGATCAACCTATGGATCGATCACCCTCACCGGTGACGGCGGCACCCTGATCAACGCTGGTTCGATATTTCAAACAGTCGGCACAGAGTACCAATACGCCACACAATCAGAGGTGATCCTCGGCCTCAAAACACTGGCCACCGGCTCAATCACGATCACAGGTGCAACCCGCCAGATCGTGCGTGCCGCTGGTACTTGGCTTGCTGACGGCGTTGCCGTTGGCACAGAGATCACGCTCGCAAATACATCAGCAAACAACCTCACCGGCACGGTGGCGAGCGTTGCGGGATCTGTGATCACGCTCACCAGCGCAAGCACGATGGTTGACGAGACCGCGCCAGCCCCGATCGTCACGATCTTTGCGGCCTCGGTCGACGTGGCAGCAATCAACACTGGCGCACTTGTCACCACTGCCGCTGAACTGACCGGCATTGTCACCGCGATCACCGGCCTCGATACAGTGATCAACCCTGACGACCTCACCACAGGCCGCGCCACCGAGCTTGATTCCGAACTGAGGATCAGGCGTGAGCAGTCACTGCAAATTACGGGCGCGAGTGTTGACTATGCGATCCGGGCAAAGCTCCTTGCGCTCAGCACCGTTGATCAGTGCTTGGTGATCAGCAACCGCAGTGATTCTTATGTCGGCCTGAGGCCACCGCATTCCTTTGAGGCCGTGGTCTGGCCTGACGTTGGCGACGACATTGCGATCGCATCAAAGATCTTTGAGGTTCAACCCGCGGGGATCTTGGCGTACGGCACCACCGTTGCCACCGTCTCTGACGCGCAGGGCTTTGATCAGACGGTGGGCTTTTCGTACGCCACCGAGCGCGCCATGTATGTGCGCGCAACCCTTACCCGTGGGCCTGATTACCCGGCGAACGGTGATGAGCTTTTGGCTTCAGCCTTGCTGACGATCGGGAACACGCTCAGCGTTGGCGACGATGTTTTGATTTGGAAATTCAACGCGTCGCCACTTGAGTCGATCAACACTGTTGCGAATATACCTGGCATCAAGTCGATCGTGGTTGAGGTTGAGGAAGCCAACCCGCCAACTAACACAGCGAACATTGCGATTGCAGACACCGAGGTGGCGACGTTTAGCACGTCACGGATCAACGTGGTGGCAGTATGAGCGATCTGATCACAGATCATGCCGATCAGGCGGTGGCCAACCTCACCTATGAATACAAGCATTCTGCGCAGTTGATCAAATTGATCCGAGAAGTTTTGATCCCTGAGGTACAAATCGCTGAGGAGCTTTTGTTCTCGATTATCAGCGAGCGCACGCTTGACGGCGCAGTGGGTGCGCAGCTTGATCAGCTCGGCGATCTCGTGGGTGAACCTCGTTATAGTCTGACTGATGACGAGTATCGCGCGTTCATTCGCGCGAGGATCAAAACCAACTTGGGTGAGGGTGAGGCCACGCGTTTAATTGATGTGCTGGCTACCCTCGTGCGGGGCGCTCGCGTCAAGTTTATGTTGACGCCACCGGCCAGCTTTTCGGTCCAGTACGAGCCCGCTGATCCACTCACAGTCGGATTCAGATCGCGCCTACTTGCGCAGGTAAACAACCTTACACCCGCAGGTGTTGGATCAGTGTTGATCGAGGCGGCGATCGACTCGTTTGGCTTTGATGACGATGACGACGCGCTTGGCTTTGATGTTGGCGTTTTTGCTGAGGAAATAACAGAATGAGCACACTTTTCAAACTTCCAAAATGGGCTACAGGTGGATCAGCGCTCGAGCCAAGCGAGGGCAAAAAGTTGTCTGGCTGGGTGGGTGCCGGCGAGCGGCCGGGCTTCAAGACCTTCAACTGGCTGGCGCGCACGACTTACGAA